ATCTGCCAAATTAATACCAGTTTTTAAATCACCAAAAGCTTGTGTATATCTAGCAAACTCTTGTTCTTGTTCTTCCATTGCTTTAATTATTCTTTCTGTTTCTGCTTCTAATTCTGCTTTAGTATAAGTTATGCCATCTTTTTCGTATGTTTCTTTTAGCTCTGCTCTAGTTTTTCTTAATAATTCTTCTCTTGCCATTTGCTCTAACATTTTTTGATTCACAGTGCTGATACCCTGTGCAAGTTGTGCAAATAAGCTTTGGTCGGCAGATACTTCAACACCAAGAGCTTTTAAGCCTCTGCCCAATATCCCCATGTTAGCACCACCTTCTTCCATTGTTTTGTATAACTTTTCTTGCTCTTTTGTAAGGTTTGCAGTTTTATCTTCTATAGAAGGAAATCTGCTTGCAAGAAATAAGAATGATGTAACAACAAATCCTATTGAATCAGCTAAAAGTTGAAAAGTGTCAGCTATTGCCGTATAAACTCTGTGTAAAGATGCTGCTGCACCTTCGTTTTTTGTTATTACTGAGAACATGGATAAGAAAGAGTTTCTAATTTGTGTAGCCATATCTCCAACAGTCATTTTAGTTCTGTCAAACATAAAATTGATTTTGTCTGTGTTATCGAGAAGAGCATCCATAATAACTTTAGGGGTTATCTTTCCTTCTCTGGCTAAGTCTTTTAATTGTTCTATTGGATAACCTGTAGCTCTAGCAATGTCGCCTAGAAGTGCAGGCATAATCTCTTGGATAGCTCTAAATTCATCACCAGCTAACCTACCTGATTGCAAGGCTTGTGATAACTGTAACACTGCGGAACGAGCTTCATGTGCTCCTACACCTTGTATTCTCATCATCTTAGATAAGTTTTCTGTCGCAGTTGCAACTTGGTCTAAGTCATACCCTAACCTTTTTGTTGCAATTCTCATTCTTGAAAACAGAACTGCTGTATCTCTCAATGGACTTCTTGTTCTCTTAGCAATTTCTTGAAGCCTTCTAAAGTTAGAATTAAACTCATCTGTATTTCTTGATACAACCAAGATTCTGTTATTTAATTGACCAGCATCTTCAGCTAATTTCACAATCTGTGTAGCTGCCGCAATGACCGCAAAAGCTTTTAGATAAGAAGCAATATTTCTTATACTTGAACCAAAAGCCCCCATCGTTTTAGAGCCAACTCTTGCAACACCATTAACTACTTTCATATTGCCTGCTAATGCTTTCTGTGCTTGTGAAGCTTGTTTAGTAGCTTTCCTAATTCTTTCTAGTTCATAAGTTTGTCTTGGTGCTACAGGAGGTAATATAGGAGTTGCTTTACCAAATGGTTTTGTAGGTCCTTCTACAGGAGGTAACATTGGTGCTCTTCCTGCACCAGACATTCCTGCATAAGCTAATTTTTGTTTTTGTAAAGCAGCAGTCTGTGTTCTTATTGCTTTTGTGCTTTGACCAAGTGAAGTTGCTATTCGTTGTTGGTTTTGTTGAAAGCTTTTATATCCTCTAATAGCTGTGCTTACAATTTTATTATTATTAGAAAGAGTTGCTCCAAAGTGTTTATAACCTCTAGCTATAACTTCTGTTTTTCTTGCTAGACCAGTTAGAGCTGCACCTAATGCTTTTTGAGCTTGGCGATACCTCGCCTCTTGCTGTTGCATTAGTTTTAGTTGTTTTATGTAGTTGGCATTGCCAGCAGCGAGTTTCTTAAAAGCAGTTGTGTATTGTTTAGCATCTAGGGTTACAAAAAATTTCGCTTCGTTCTTTCTAGCCATTTCGATTCCTTGAGTTTGCTTGCTTAACTCTCTTTACAATTATAGCATACAATTTATCAATTTCATGAGCGGTAAGCTCATAGGTCTGACTTTTAGACCATCCATAATGATATGCAAAGAAATCTACTATGTCTAATTCTTTTATTTTTGCTCGAGAGAGCTTGCCCCTAAAAAATGAGCTACCATCTCGTTTAAGACTTTAACATCTTCCATAGAACAATTATCTAAAAGCCAATCTACTGTTACTTCATTTTCTGTTGCTGGTAAAGCTACAGTCAAAACTTTAACAATAGTATCAAATGGTGCTTTCTCGCCTAAGTCAGCAAGACTACCAATTTGTTGTTCTAGTTCGTGAATTTGTCTTAAAGATGCAGGATTGATATTAACTTCTTTATCTTTTACATTGAACTTCATGAGTTTCCTCCCTAGCTTAATAAGCTGATAATGTATTTGTCATTGTGTATCTTATAGCATAGCTAGAAGAAGTATCGTATTCACCATTACCTTCGTAAGATGCTGTAATTCTTCCAGGTCCACCAATTGGGTTTGTATAAGAAGTATAATTACATTGTGGAATATCTATTGTAATTTCGTTATTAGCAGAACCACCGATGTTATCTCCAGTTATGGTAAATAAGAATCTTTGTCTAGTTTGTGCTCTAAATATGTTGTATTCAGCTTGTGATGAGAAGTCTTGGTCTCCAGCTACAGCAACAGTTCTAAATCCTGTTCTTTTTATTTTGCCGTGAGTTTTAGCTCCGTTAAGTGTTGCTATACCTTCTATCGGATTATCGATTGTAATTGTTGCTGATTCAAATTCGCCATTTGCTGAACCACCTACTTGTAAAGATGTTTCATTCCAAGTAAACGGGTCTGCGGCAATGAAGCTAGCAGTTGTTGGGTTGATTAAAGCAGAACCTCTAGCATGAACAGTAGCAGTCGCATTTATGATTCCACCAGCAGTAATTTCAATAGCAAGTGTATGAATCATTGCATCTGTGTATTGATAAGCAGAGCCTACATTTTTAAATAAGTTGATTGTATAAGGTCTTAAAGCAAAGTTATCATCAAAGTCAGATTGTGTTGGTACAAACTCATGTATATATGCAGATGTAGATAAAGTTGATGCTGCTTGTCCTGTAACCGCTCTTAGAAAGTGTCCTAAGTAAATTGGATGTGGCTCAAATACGATATCTCCAGTTACATTGTTTATGCCTTCTAATTGATTAGGTTGGTCATAGATTGCTTTTAAACTTTCTGATTGTAGTTGTTCAATGTTTTCTGTGAGAGATTCTGAAACAAACGGAATATAAATATAATTCGCTGTTGCTGTTCCTACTGAATTTTGTTCTGATATTGCTAAATGTCCACCGATTCCGTAGCCCATTGTTTACTCTCCTTCACCTTCTTTAGGTTCTTCTTTTTTTATTTTACTAGCTTTTGATTCTTTTGCAATACCTTCACTTACAAGACTATTGCCAACAACATCTGGAACTTCTATTTCTTTTCCCTTTGTTGCAATTCCAAATCCAGCTATTTCTAATCCATCTACAATAAATTTAATCTTCATTATTCTTTGACCTCACAGTCTATGGTTAATGATACACCTTTAAAAAAGCCAAGTCCAGCAGTATTTTTCTGATTGTCAAACTCACCACCAGTAAACTTATAATATAAAACTGTATCATTTAAAGTTTTCTTTTCTTTTAAAACTTCTTTTACTTTTCCTAACATAGTATCTCTGGCTTGTGAACCAGGTACATTTTCTAAATTAAAATCATACATCCAAATAATAATTGATAAAGATGTTAGATAAGGTGTAGTGCCACCAATAGTTTCTGTATCTTGTAATGTTTCATGTTCTTCTAAAAAGATTTGAATTTGTGGACAACTTTCTTCATTAAGAATAGCTTCGCCTTCTACAATTATTGTAGTAGTTCTACCACCAAATGAATTAGTTCTTGAATCATTGTCTAATATAGATTTAATTTCATTTACAATCCCTGTGTAATCTATAATCGCCATTATTTTAACCTCTTGTTAAATTCTTTAAGAATGTCTCTTTGAAGCCTGTCTAAAGTATCAAAATCAACATCTGCTGCATCAGGCATAAATGGTCTAGCTGGTTGAACTCTAACTCCAAACAGTTGTGCTTGTGTTTTAAGACCTTTACCACCACTTCTTACACCACCTACAGAACCATCGTTAAACCATTCGGCATAGGTGAGTCCATGTTGCATTTCTAATGTTGTTTCTTTCTTTGTGCTTTTAAGTTTCATTTTAAACCTAGAAGTGTTTGCAAATTTACCAGGTATTGAATTAAACATAAGCCCAGACAAGATTCCAATGTCTCCTTCGATGTTGTTATATTTCTGATACTTGGGAGATAATTTTGCCCAAGGTTCACCTTCAGGAGAAGCTTTTGTTCTAAAAGTTCTTTTTATCTCTCTAAGAATATCTTCAGAGGCTTGCTTAATAAGTCTTCTTCGATTCTTAACCCCAAATGCCTTGTCGAGCCTATTTACTCGTGTATTAATCTGACTTAAATTATATACAGTTCTTAACATTAATATAGAGCTGGATTGTAATCTTCATTGTCTACAGCATCTAGCTCATCATCTAGTCTGTCAGCATCAATCTGCTGAAGTGTAGAATTGAGCATAGTGAATGTAGGATTGTATTCCATAGTGTTGCTGAAGATAGTATCGCCTGCATTATAAGTAATAAGCTCAAGCGAATTGTTATATATCCCGATTTCTCCTGTATTGATTTTATTCAAATAATCCATGACCTGCTCTCTTCTTGCTGCAACCCATGAGTTTTCACTACCAATTTCTTGAGTAAAGAATCTTTCTAATATTTTAACAAGAGAGTATTCTGTTGCGATAGATTCTACAATCGGTGCTCCGTTTGTAAAAGGCAGAGTATAGTTGTTTACAAGAAAACCATTTATCTCATTTTCCGCTTGGTCTATAAAAAAACTAATTGATGATGAAGTAACAGTTGAGAGACTTCCTACTCTTGGATATAAATTGTAAACATTATCTACAGTTGTGTAACTAGGCATAGAGTTATTATACAAGTAAAAGCGAAGCTTTCGCAAATTTTTTTTGAACTATACTTGACATAATTAAATTAGTATTTTAGCTTTTTATATATGAAGTTTCCTAAGAACCCTTTCCCCAAAATCGAAGTCTGGTGGCTAGACCCACAATCGCACTCGGAATGGACAGAACTATCCAACAAGGAGCTAGAAGAACCAGCTTTATGCCACACCATAGGATTCCTTGTGCATAAAACGAAAGAGCGAATAGTGATTGCTTCAGACTTAGCTTATGGGAACCATAAACAGGTTGATTCCTACGGAAGTGTGATAACCATACCTGTTTCCATAATTCTTTCCTCATCTATTAAATTATAACCTATAGTGGACAAAAATAAATAGGGGGGCACATTATGTGTCGAGATTGTAGTAAAATTTACCTATATACATTATGATAGATTAGATATATAATATATATATAAAGTTTTTAAATTTGAGGTGTTTATGAAATAGGAAAAAAATTAGCATGGAATGGACGGAGTAGTCCGCAATCCCAAAAGTCTATACCGGCAAATCCGATGGAGTGGTAGGCTTCCTTAAACCGAGACACTGGAATCATTAATATTGAATGTAATGCAACTTAGGCTCGGCTTGGTAAGACATCATTATTGATTATCTACCCCAAGACAAAAAAAGAAAAAATTATTATTATCAAAATCACGGAGGCATTTATTATGCATACACTAAGAAAACACAATACAACATTATCAAAGCCTGTATCTATTGAATGGGAATTCAAAAGTAGAGACGGCTTTTATCAACTCAAGGATATCATTGACAGTCGATATCCAGAACTAAAATTGGAAACGGAGCATGCCCACAATCACTATGAATTGAACCTTAAGCATTACTTACCGCTTAATCAATCCATAGAGTTTTGGACAGACTTTGTAAGCCAAGTAGATTGGCATACTCGACTCGATGAGCAATGCGGAATGCATGTCCATATAGATATGGTTGACAAGACACCAATCCAGATAGCTAACCTAAT